TAATGACAGCGCCAGAGAGTTGTGTTGTAAAAGTTCCCGAGACTCCAGTGGTGTTGGCAAATAAAGCCGTATCGCCTGTAATCGTCGCTCCAGAAAGTCTGGTAGTGAACGTTCCAGAAACTCCAGTGAGGTTAGTAAAACGTGCCGTATTACCTGTAACAAGTGCACCAGAAACACTGGTCGTGAAGACACCGGTTACACCTGTAATCGATGTGGTATTGATCGTAATTGCATTGACGGTATTACCTGTGATTGTTTGACCGGTAATTCCACTCGCCGCAATTGTGTTGCCGGTGATTGCGCCACCACTGATATTGGTCGATACAACGGAATCAAACGCAGCATTCGGCGCCTGAAGCGAAACAAAATATCCGTTTGTTCCGTTGACGTTTAAACCTTGAATGCTTTGACCTGTAATCGTGTTACCACTGATAGTGCCAGTGACGGTCAGATTACTGATTGCCAGGTTGGTAAATATACCGGTGCCAGCAACCGTTAAGTTTCCTTGTACGGTCGTATTGCCAGATACGCCTAAATTATTGGTAACCGTTAAAGAGTTGACGGTGCCGCCCGTTAACTGCAGGTAGTAATTATTAAGATATGCTTTATGTTCTTGTACGGTAAACTTCTTATTCTTTAAGCCCGGATCTACTTCAGCTAAGTGAACAATAGTAAATAGATCGGCATCATCAATGCCAATCGAAGTGATTGCTGGTAAGTCCGAGATCCGCCTATTGGCCACCTATATGCTCGCAAACCTTATAACTAAAATTATAGTTTAGGTTTGTCGTATTTTATTTGACTCTGATTTCAACTTGAGGTAGGATGCGCGATCCTAGTCCCCACAAGGCCTGGACACCGGTAACAAGACCACAAGAAAGAAGTAGAATCAATAAAAGCTCTGCAACTGTCAAGTTGCGTCGCAGATAAATAATCTCTGGTTTTGGCTGAGGAACGGGAGGCTGGAACGATGGAGGAGGGGCAACTAAACGCTGAGGCAAGGGCTCCGCATTTGCTTGGGCAATGGCATGTTCACGAGCAATCGCCTTCAGCATTTCAACTTGCTCAGCAGAAAGCTTGGGAGGATTCTGAAACTCTGGTGGGGTGCTTCCAGGGATTTGGTCTTCCATGATCTAACAATTGTCTTGCAAATACCTTAGCATTTAGCCAAAACAACTGCTGTATGAGTCACGGAATTCGAAAAGGATTGGAAGATGTTGCTTACGAATTGAAAGGCATTCGTAACATCCTCTCCAGCATTTGGGCTCTCCAAGATGGGGCAAACGCTCAAAGGACCACAAATCCTGAAGCCTACGCAGATGAATACATTTCTACTGAGGAATGTGCCAAGCGCCTAGGAGTGTCCGATCAAACGCTGAGGAACTGGATTGCCTTAGGGCGCAGAGGCGACAAAACCAAAGGCTGGATCGAGGGAATCCATTACGTCAACGTCAATCCAGTGCCTGGCACCAGGACCAAGATTCGTGTTCCCTGGAACCACCTTGTGCGTTCGTTTGTAAAAAATCCGCAGATCAAAAATACTGACTATACCTTCAAAAGTAGTTGTGCCTATAGAACCAACGAATATTCCATTGACGCTTACCTCGCCTCTTTAGAAGAAAAAACAGATGCAGAAAACAACGATACCCCTGGCGCATCGGTTTGAAACCTTCATCATCGATGAAGTGACCGTGGAAAACCACAAGGAATTACTTCCTACTTCTTTGTGTTTACAGGTGGAAAATTTTCTGCCACCAGAAGGTTCTTTTGATGATGGATGCCTTCGTCGTTATTTAGAAGTGGTTAAGACCTATGAAGAAGAGGATGTCAATTCCAGTATGACGTTGGCCAATCGGTTGCGTGTTGCGTTTGGTGACATGCAGCCAGACACAATTTGTAGCAAGTTTCCAGCGGCAGAGTTGGCTCTTAAGCGAAGGCTTAGATGCGTGGCCGAATACCTAATTAGGTCTGGTGAATTTGATAAGCTACGGGATGAAAACGGAAAATTAATTAAGAAACGAGGTATTCTTGGGAAACTGGTTGTGATTTATCAGCCGCTCCCCAAGTTGCAAGACGTTCTCCAAAAGCAAGGATTGACTTGACATGAATAGACGCGAGAAGTTAATTGCGCAGGCCATTGGTCCTGAGATCGATGACACCAAGGTGCGGATGCTGGATGCAACCGTGCGTTTGATATTGGGAGATATGGGAGAGCAATACTGCAAGATGTGGGAGGTGGAGGGGCCTGGCGTAATGGTGTTCCAGCCTGAGAACAAAGAGCGTTCTATGTTTTTCTGGACTCTGAAAGAGATCTACGCTGCACAAGAAGAATGTGAACGCAGTAATGATGGTGATATGGCTGAAACCTTCCGTCGTATTTTGACAGCCGCGCAAAAGATCGATCCAACAGAAAAGGCTGGTTACGTCATTAATGATCAAGAAGGGATTCGTTACTTTCAAATTGACTACAACAAAGCAGCTGATTCGTAATGGCAATCACCAAAAGCGGCATGCGCCGTGAAGATCTGGAGTTAATTACCAATACTGATCTGGTGGCTGCCGCCCATGAACTCATGGGTCATATTGATCTAGACGTAGCAAGTTCAGACTTTGCTAATGAATACGTCAATGCCAAAAGCTATTTCACGCCAAGTGATGATGGCTTAAACGACCAGGAGTGGTTCGGCAAGGTTTACTTGTTCCCACCCAGTGGTACGTACTATTTTGATAAGAAGAATGAACGCTGGAAGATGACAAGGGCTTGTTCTCCAACCTTGACATCATCTCATGCCGTGTGGTTCAGGCGTTTGTTCAAAGCTTGGTTTCATAACGAAATAGAAGAAGGACTTTACTTTTCCAACTGTCCTGACATGTTTCGTTACGAACAACGACTCTTTGATTTCCCTGTTTGTATTCTCAAGACAGTACCTACACTGGTTGGACGCACAAATGAAGGAGTAAAGAGGCATAACACATGCACGTCCTTTTTGGTTTATCTGCAGCCAAAAGACAATTCCGGGGAAGCAACCCAGAGATTTATCGACATTTACTCTCCAAGAGGACGCATTCTTTGCTGAATGCCCTATATTGAAAAAGCTTTAAAGAGACTATGAGCGTTCTTTGCGATAAGGAAATCCGCCGTCTTGCGGAAGAAGAGGAGATGATTGCTCCGTTCCAGGATCGTCTTATCAGCAAAGAAAATGGGCGTCGTATTTTGAGCTACGGTCTTAGCTCCTATGGCTATGACATCCGCCTGTCGCCAGAGCAATGCTTGATTTTTGGACGCATCTCAGAAGGGGAGTGCGACCCAAAGGATTTCAAGCCTGAAATCTTAAATAAAGCCGAACTTCTGGAAGATGAGAAGGGCAAGTATTTCCTTCTTCCTCCTTACGGCTACTGCCTGGGTGTGGCACGTGAGCGCCTTAAGCTGCCCCGTGATGTGACCGTAGTAGCAGTGGGCAAATCAACGTACGCCCGATCAGGCATCCTGGTAAACATTACACCAGCAGAGAGCGGGTGGGAGGGCTACCTTACACTTGAGATCAGTAACTGCACTGGTCTATTCAACCGTATTTACGCTGATGAAGGCGTCACCCAACTCCTTTTCTATCGCGGGAACCCGTGCGAGGTGAGCTACCAGGACAGGAAAGGTAAGTATCAAAACCAGGCCCCTGAAGTTGTCTTTAGTAAAGTGTAGTTAAACAGTTTAAAAAGACAATGAAACTAGCTGGGAAATATAGTGCATATGCGCAACCGTTTAGTCCTGGCGCGGAAAAAAGAAAAATTGCTCTAGCTTCAAAAAAACAGGCAGGTCGAATCCCTTCTCTTTCTCAATCTTTAGGGGCTTCGCCCATAAGTCATGCTTCAAGTGCATGGCGTCTTATGGAAGAAGCGGGAGGGGGTTTTACTCAATACAGTTAAGAAAAGGAATCAAGCCAGTTATAAGGTTTGCCTGATCTTGGCTGAGGGTCATTGGGGTAGTTAATGCTGCCCCGTGCCCCTGGGGCTTCCCCAAGAGTTGGTAACGTTACACCTTGGCGCGACACCGGATCTCTCCTTGGAGAGCTACCTGTATTTGGATATTGAATGTCAGCTTGCTGCTTGTATTTATTTGCGATACGAGAAGCACTTAAAAAACGTTCAACACGATTCTGCTGGATCGAGTTCTCAGTATCAGCTGCAGCAGCGGTTACGGCGTTATCTTGTCCCAGCCGACGCAAGTCGACATCATATTGACGTTCCGGCGTAAGGTCGGTAACTTCACCGCCAGAGGAGCCAGAGTCTTGGCGTGGGTCATATTGAACACGTCCTCTATAACCAACAGGTGTATCCACCGGTTGGTCAATGTTTTCTGCTCGAGGGTTATAAAATCTTGCCATGGTAATATTGTAATCGAGGCAATTTAGGCCAAGATATTCCCATGCATAACCCCGCTGACTACCGCGACGGTCTCGGTCAAAGCATCATTGATGAAGTCATTTGTCGTTGTTTGAATCAGGCAACATTTGGCACTGATCTCGACAACGAAGAAAATGATGTGCCATTATATGATCAGTACAATCGCGGACTGACATTATGCGAAGAGGGAATTCCAAGGCAGAGCCTGGAACTCGAGGGGGGACGACCTGGAATGACGGGGTATATTCCATCGATGGAGGAAGCGGTAGTGATGGACCCCTCTTCCTCTCCACGTCCGAAGAACTTAGTGATGGATCTGGGTTCAGCACCGGAAGTGGAGTTATTACTTTCTCAGAAAAGACGTGGTTTGCGCCGGTAGAAGCAAGCGATTCGATTCAGATCCTTGGCGGTCCGGCTATGGAATGTAAAGATGGCGTCTGCCCTGTGCCTTGGGCCGTCAAGGAAGAAGCTCCCGTAATCAAGGAGGATGTGGTCAATCATCCTTCTCATTACACGGATGCAGGCGGAATTGAATGTATTGAAGCCATTGAAGCACAGTTGACAACCGAAGAGTACGAAGGATACCTGAGAGGTAATTGCGTCAAATATTTATGGAGATGGCGGCATAAAGGAGGCAAAACTGATCTTCTGAAAGCTCAATGGTATTTGGATCGGCTCCTGTTGATCGAAGATCAAAAATGAAAAGAATTAACCCAGTTACTGGATTGCCTTTTTGCTGTGGAGACCAGCGTGAAGATGGCCGATTATTCTGGGCTTATGATACACATAGAAAAAAGAAAGATGGCTTCTATGTTGAGCGATGGCTCATTAAAGAAGCCCATGAAAGAAAAAAGAAAAACAATAATAAAAGACGCTATCCCGAATATCAAAGAAATTGGCACCTAGAAAAGACTTATCAATTAACTTCTGTTAACTACAAAAAACTATTAAAAGAACAAAAGGGAAAATGTAAAATCTGCGGGACAACTGCTCCCGGAAAGAAACGTGATACTTTCTCTGTTGACCACTGTCATCAAACTAATCAAATAAGGGGATTGCTTTGTATTAAATGTAATTCATTGCTGGGACAAGCAAATGATGACATTGCTGTTTTGGAAAAAGCAATCCTTTATTTAAAGCAATCAACCGTCTAAAAAGGTTGCAAATCATCCTCCTCGTCTTCATTTTCATCGTCTTCATAGACGCATGCCATAGCCAACTCAGCAAGCTCTATATCTGTAGGGTAATCCCACTCAAGCTCGATGTTCTCATCGGCCATTAATGATTTGACGGCATGCCATTCCATCAATCGCTGGTGATATAGGTTTAGCAACGCACCATACAGTTGTTCCCACGTCATCTCCTGCGCTTGCAGCTCAGCCTTGCGCATGGAGAATTGAAGCTCCAGGGG